GGCGAGTCACCCGTGGCGTCACTCGGAGCAGCGCCGTTGGTCTCAACCTTACCAGTCGTGATCCCGACCTCGTTAGCTGATGCGTCAGTGTTGTCACCAAGGTTGACCTTGGCTCCACCGAACTGATCATCACCACCCGCAAGAGTAGCGCCGAAACGACCCGTAGTAGCACGAGCACCCGCGATGACCGTACGAATCAGGTTCCTGTCAGCAGCGTAAGCAAGCTGTCGCCCGATTTCAGTCGAGTAGATGGACCGAACGTCATAGTGGTTCTTGGCCTCGTCGATATCGGACATGAATGCGGACGCAGTAAGCACACCGTCAATCGAGATGGTGCGTTCAGCGTGCTTGATCTGGGACAAGTACTTGTTCGCGTTGGTCTGAGCAAGAGCTTCAGAACCCTGAGCACCAGAGATCGTGTTGGTCACGGTCTGGTGGAACAGCGACTCACCGGGAGTGTGGTAAGCAGCCGCGGCAACGCCCGTGGTCGGGAACTGCGCAGTCTTACCGCTGGTGATCGTACGAACACGATGCAGAGGCATCATGAGGTTGTTCTCTTCAAACGTGGTAAGAACTTCCCCACTGAAGACCTTGAGGAACAGGGCATCAACGTCACCAGAAGCATTGATCTGCCCCAGACGAGATGGCTGAACTCCGAATTGAGATGAAGACATTAGTCTTGACTCCGTAGTTAGTAGTTTTAATTAGAGACAACAATGTGATGGCTGTCTCGGTAACTAAGGAATCTCAGTTATCCACCGCAGCAGGCCGGGAACCATCGTTCCTCGACATACCATCAATCACCAAGCACGGCATGACCAATATCGAGCGGTCAGTTTGTCCTTGGCGGTAGAGCATTTGTGGCGAGCACGGAATGACTTCCGCCTCTCCGGGTTATTCTTCTTGATCGTCATGTTCGCATCACCAAATCGGATGATCTTTTCCTTGCCTCCTTGGCAGGCTTTGACCACAGACTTCTTGCCGCCCTGAACAGACCTTCGAGGCTTGTTGCAGGGCATAGTCTTCTTGTTGATGCGCTTAGCCATCATTTCCCTCGGCTGATCATCTTCATGAAGCGGTCCTTGAAGCACATGCCTGCGACGAACCCGCCAACGGCGACGAGTCCCATGAACCAAGCAGTCCCAAGGAAGCTGGATACGGATGCGATAATCATTGTTTCTTCTCCTGAAGAATCTGTTTGACAGTCTTGTATGTCCACGCAGCACTGATGAGTCCCGTGAAGACAATCGCGGGGGCAAAGAGATAGTGCGAATATCTGGCAATGACAAAGTTCAGGACAACGAGTAGCAGTCCTCCAATCACCGGATACCACCCCTTCTTTCCCGAGGTGACAACAAGCAGTACCATCCCGGCTATCAGACACAAGCCGCCGGTCACAGACAGTACCGTCAACGGTTCCGACTCAGCAGTCTCCTTCAGACCCTTGAGGGCGCTTGAGGGAGGCCCGATGGGCATCGTCGTCCGACAGCCCACGAGTAAAAGAACCACGAGCATCGAGTACAGGTGGTTCATACGTCACTCACATTTTTTCGGATGGTGAATGCTTTGTTGAAATGCGAGTTCAACTGGCTTTGGGCGGCTTTGATCCTGTGATCATGAGCCTTGATATCTCTTTCGAGAGTTGCGATCCTCGTATTTACTTTCCACAGGAACGCGAAGATACCGAGTATCGAGGGACCAGCGATGCTGAGCCCTATGGTGACGAGATGTTCTTCCATGGTCTCCCCCTAGACGGACGCTAAGGAGAGTCCTGCACCTCACAGGATGTTCGAGTTACCGAGCCTCGTTTCCACTTCTCTCCGGTACGCCACGTCGTTCTTGTATCGGGGGTCCTTCATCGCCGTAGTAAGCTCAGCGAGGGAGTTGAACCCCGAGTAAGACCCGGAAGTGCCTGTCGCCCCCTGAATGAGCTGGCCGCTACGGCCTCCAGCAGCCTCCCACCGAGCCTTGAGACTACGGACAGCGAACATGACTTGATCTTCCTGTCCATTAACCACGGCGGCGTCAAACGCATCCTGATCCTCTTGGCTTAGGTTCTCCGTAGCCCACTTGATCATGTTCTCGTAGGCGTCGGGGCCTCCGACTTCGCTCTGAACGCGCATCACTTCGAGTTCAACACGGGCCTTGAGCCCCTCGACATGAGCTTCAACGATCTCTCGGGGCAGTCCCCAATCGACGAGCTGCTGCTTGGACTCCTCGGATACGTCACCGTTGAGCTGAAGCTCTTCTGAGAATGCGCTGAAGTCATCGACGCTCAGCGGCTCAAGATCACCGGATTCCGTCTCGCCAGTTTCGGGAGCGGACAGCTTGGACTCAAGCTCGTTGTACGCCTTCGCAAGCTGCTCTGGACTGACGAACTTGTCTGGCAGCCACTCAGGGCGTTCTTCAGCGACTTCTTCAGCCTGCTGGTCGAACAGATTCGCTTCTCTAGCCTCTTCCTGACCGATCTGCTGCTGCTGGGCAGCTTCCTGCTGCTTCAGCTCCTCAGTCAGCGATTCGATCTTCTGCTGTTCAGCCGCAGCGGCGGCAGGGTTGTCTTCCTTGACAATTTCTACTTTCTGGTAATCAGCCATGAATGCTCCTTATTAGGATCCAGATGCTGAGTCAATCATACCTTGAGCGGCCATAGAAGCAACCTGAGCCTGTTGGGCTTGCTGCATTTGAGCCTGTATCTCTTCCTCAGTCCTGACCAGACCCTCGGTGTCAATACCCAAAGCAGAGGCCCTTCGGGACATGTACTCAGAAATGCTGACATACTGAGACAGCACCTGAGGCCCGAGAACCTGAGCAATACCCGCGAGATACACATCGAGCTTGTTGAGGTCGTTACCTCGCCCCAAAGCCTCAATCCCGGTGACAATCGCGGGAGTGATCTTGTCTTTCGGGAGTTTCGGAAGTTTCTTCTGCTTCTGCATACGGTCCATCATCCGGTTGACGAGCGGGAGCTGGAACTCAAGGCTGAGGACACTGTAGATCCCGCCGAGCTGGCGCTCAATCGACTGGGTGACGAGCCTCACTTCTTCTGCTGTGACACGATCCGCATTACGTATCGTTGATTCAGTGAGGAGGAAGGCATACGCGAGACGATCATTAATCTGTTGAGTCGCACTGAGCGCAACTGAGAAATCATTCGCTTTCTGGGTTTGGAGAACCGAAACATCAGAAGCACTTCCTTCGCGTATCGCGCCATTTGGGGACTCACTGAGAGTGCGAGCCCTCGTCGTTCCGTTTGGATTGACCAGAAACAGGACCTTTGAGCTAGCCGCTGCACCCTCGACGATAGCCTTCGTGAGCCCTTCAAGGCTCTGGAGATCGCCGTAGTACTGTTCGACGTAGCCTCTGCCGTAGTTCTCACCGTCAACTCGCAGCATCCTGAGGGCGATGAACGGGGACTTGTCCTTCGGGTATTTCTTGTACGTACTTTCGATGACCTTGCCCTTGACCTCCTGCATGACCTCTACAGTCCCGTCATTCAGGACGCGCTGCATCGTGAACAGGTCAGTCTTTGCCTTGCTGGCGTCTCCTTGGGCGTACACGTGCTGCTGAATGTCTTCTGGCAGCATCTCAGGATCGACCGTCTCCTTCAGGATGATCATCTTGGGGTTGCCTGACGGATCCCGCTTGACCACGTATCGGTCGAGGTGGATAACCCTCATCGGTCCCTCATCCGGTAAGTACAGCAGGGCGTTCCCGGTGACCACGAGATGTCGCAGGGCCTCGAACGTACTGACCCTGATGTTGTTCACTTCAATCTCTCTGGATATCGCTCGCTCAATCTTGGACAGCGAGGTTTCTACCTCACGCTTGATCCGAGGATCCAGAGCTTCCATCTTGGTCTGCTCCGCCTCGTCGATCACAAGCCTGAAGAAGGGCGAGTTCGGGGGCAGGAGAGACATCAGAAGCGCGGAGCTGAGGTTGGAGACCCCTCTGGCTCCCGTTGACTGGTAGGGCGTGGGGAACTTCTGGTGGCTCGTCGTCCCGGCGTCGGGCATGATCGTGGGGATCGTGAGCCTGCTGGAGTCTCTCGCCCTCTCCAGATACGTGTGACGATCACCCTCGCACATGGCGTATCGACCAGCGATCGTCTGTGAGGTGTTCATCCGTAATTAATCCCTGACATCGCCATTGGAGCGCCTCCAGCAGTCATCATGGGCTGAGCGCCTGCAATCGGAGGCGTCATATTGATCGTCAACATGCCCTTACCGGCCCGTCGTGAGGAGGCCCTGCCCCGGCGCTTCTTCAGGGCTTCGATCTCTGGCTTGCGCTGCATACCCTTCTGAGTGCCCCCCGTAATCACGGGAGGACGCCCGATGAACTGCCGCTGAGGGCGAGGGACTGGGTTGGGACGAGGTGGTCGAGGGGGGTTGAACCCGAGAACATCGTCAGCAAACTCAGATAATGACTTGCACATGTAAAACTCCTAAAGTAACGACTCTTGTTGATCTTTGTAGACCGCGTTTAAGAAGCGAATAACGGATCTCGCTCCTGAGTTGTGCCAGACCTCTTTTTCAGTCCACTGGAGGTCGGCTGACTGCTCAGGCCACCGCTGATTTAGCTCCTCAAGCAGGTCACGCGGCACTTCAGGGAAGGGACTTTTCTTACTCATTCCTTATAGTCATCCTTTTCTTGGCTCGCATATGCGTAAAGCAATCCC